TGATATTCAGTAGTAGGTACTGCCTCTCAGTTCAGTCTCACTCTTAGTTAGTTTATTTAGTGGTAATAAATCTCTTGATGTAATTCTGCTCGCCGTATTGTTCGTCTTCTGATACGCCTAAAATAGCCCAAGCTGTCTTTCCTCCTACTCTATCACAGTCAATTTGCTGATTGTGATCAATATCGAAAGCCTCAAAGAAAGTCTTTAAGCCCCATTTAATAACATTGAGTTCTTTCTCAGTTGCGTCTTCACGAGGGAGATATAGGAATTTAGTAAAATCCTTTGATGATGGATGATCTGGGATGTCAAATCGTGGAAGGATATAAGGATAATTGTTTTTGTCTGTACCTGAAACTATTCCCAATAAACGAATTTGATATTCCTCATTTGCTGGGACTGCCTTAGGTTCCTTTGTATCTGTTAGATTAATGTCTAAAAAGCTCATTTTTACTCCTCTTCATCTCTTAGGATTGGTTGTTCGTTTTCTATAGAACCGGTTTCGTTTAATGGTTCTAAAGGTCTAGGTCTACTTTCAGTATGTATTCTTTCTACTATACCTCCTTTCTCCGTTTTATAAAGATGTTCTAGTTTAGCAAATTCATCAATGGTTAAATTCATATAAATTGTTTGTCCAGATGAAATTTTAAAAGATGTTTGAAAGTTTGTTTCACCTCCTTTCTTTTTTGCTGAAATTGCTTGTACATCATGTAAATCTATTAAATTTACTATATTTCCTGCTTTCGTAGTGTGTGTAAAAACCATTTCTTTTCACCTCCTTTCTTTATTTATTTCCCTTCCTCAAACAACGATGGTTTGTTACTAAAATCCATCCCTGCTTTTTTAAGAATGTTTTTTATATTAGATGGTTCATACATAGCTAATTGACCTTTAGTAGAAAGCCTTGAACGTACTTCATACATCCCAGTTCTTTTGGTAAGAAGCTGATAAACCGTACCACTGCTAGTTTCCTTAGTCATGGCGTAGTAGATTTCATCAAATAGTAAAGGAACCCTCGTTCTTAATTTTCCTGTAATCATAAGATTAACAAACATCCTTCCAGATGCTTCGTCTTTTTTATAATCATCATGGCCTATTAAAATACAATCACATGGGAGAGAGATAAAATCCCTCATTGCATTTTCTATCACCGTCATCTGAGGAAGCCAGTCATTTTCTTGAGGAGCAGTGCCTAAAGCTCTCTTCTTTGGAAATGCAGCTACTGCCTTTCTCAAAATCTCATACATAATTACCTGTCCCCAAGTAGTCATGGAATCTATGACATATGTTCCTATATGATCAAAGTATCCCATTCTTTTTCTTTTATGAAATTCTTGATCCCAGAGATTGGCTGATTTAGGAGCCATAGGATCCTCAACCTCAAATCTTGAATCTACTATAATATTTCCCTTACTCATTTCATCAGGATAAAGTTCACCATTTAAAATAGCCTCTTCCCTTAGGACTTTTGAACCTCCTGGGTCAAATGAATCTATATGGAGAGGAAGACGACAAGTTCTTAAAAGTGAGGTTTTACCACTTCCTATTCCTCCATAAATTATTGCGTTAAAGGATGTTGATCTAGGATCTTCTTCATAAAGTCTCTTTAATTTTTCAGCTTCCATTTTTATTTCTATGTTTCCAGACATTTTGTTCTCCTTATTTTATTAATTTACCATCTTTAACTTCATGTCGTGCAGGTTTTTCTAAAGGACTCCAGAATTCAACTTTTAAACCTGGAGGAACTTCATCACATCTTTTTAATGGATTAGGCCAAGCGAGGCAGAAATCATGATATAAACAGCCATAGTAATTACCACAACTCTCGGTGTTCATAGGAAATGCCATCATTAGAGGATTATCTTCCTTGCAATTCTCAAGCATACCAATATTCCAGTGAATTTGATCTAACCAATAAAGAGTATTCCATAACCAAACTTGCATACTGGTGTTATTTTTTCTGGCAGGTACTCTTTCGAGGGAGAATTTAGTTTTTAAAAATCCTAATCCATTAATCTTTACACCATAGATTTCTTCATCAGGAAATAAACAATGTAGGACGTGAGTGTAAGTTCCAACCTGAGTTTTTAAACCCCATTGTTCTTGCCATTTTCTATCAATAGACCCCTTTCTTGTTTTATGTTCCAAGGAAAAAATTCCCTCATGTCCTCTACAAATACTATCCTGACGAAAGGCTAGTGTTCTATCTTCAGCAAGAGGGACTGTCCCTGCTACTTCAGTATATAAGACATCGAAATCTTTTAAATCTGTTTTATATTTCTCAACATATTCCGCTAACATTTTTAGAACTCTTGTAGGAGTTTTAGGTGCAAAAAGTTCATCTGTATTTTCTGGGAAATCCTCACGATATCTATTGTTAAATAGATCAAACGCTTCTGATGCTGAGGTATCATTATAGCCATTTATTAAAAGATGTTCCATTGCTAAATGAACTGCCTCACCAAAGATTAGATGATTATTAGGTGATTCTGATTTCCAACCTAGCATGTAACGGTAGAAGTATTGTCTGGGACAACTCATAAAGTCCTGGATTTTGGATGAGTCTAGAATTTTCCAGGACTCATGTTCCTTTATTGGATAAGTCATTTTATTTTCCTTTTATTTATCTTCGTTTTAAATCTGAAATTACATGAGCCAGTGCTTCAGTTGTTTTTTCAGTTGCTGAAACGAGAGGTGTTAAACTTCGATGTAATCTTATAATCTGTTGTAAATACTCATTTCTTTCACTTGCAATAATTAGCTTATTTCGAACATCATTATATGCTTTCTTAAGAGACTCAATCTCTTTTTCTAACATTACTTTTGTTACTTTCACATTACCCCTCCTTTTTTATTATTAAGTTCTTTTCTTCTTTTTAATTTCTCTTCCCACATTAGCTCTTGCCATTTTCTATCAACGGATTTAAAAACTGAGTACATCATTGAGATTCGATTGATTTGTGGGCTTTTCTTTAGTCTTTCTTCAAGTTCCTTTAGTAATAGTCTTACTATTTTATCTAAATTACTCATTTTCCTCCTTTCTTCAAAGTAATTCATCAATTAAAATAGTTCTTTCAACATAGCAATTTTTATTCTCTTTATTTCTCCCAGGTTTAAATAAGAGTAAATTAAGCCTCCCATGGAGTCTGGCAAAAATACTACATGCAATAGAACTCATCACGCTTAAGCCTGTAATTAAAACATAATCCTTGGAAGATGAATTTTGGAGAATCGCAGAAAACTGACGATAAATATTGGAAACAGCATAACGATTAATAGTTCCTTCAGAAAGATATACTAAATCTCCAAATCTTTTAGCATCAGAATGATCATGTCCTCCTTTGTTTACTACATATACTTTAGGCATTTTATTTCCGTTTTATTATTCATATTAGTTTCCTTTCTTTTTTACTTACGTAGATTGCTATATTTTTGTCTTTGTTTTATTAATAACTTTAACCAGATTTCCTCTCTGGCCTTAGATCGTTTTTTAAAAACTCGTCGTTTTAGTGGCATAGGATCAAATGATTGTCTAGTTTTCTTCCACCACTTAATATATTGTATCCACTGTTTTTTATTACGAGTATACATATCTGATATGTCTATCTTCTGCTTGATTGCTATATTTTTATAGCTCATTGTGCTTTATCTCTCTTTGATTAACCATTTATTTTGTTTACAATTATCACTATAACTCTAATAAAACCCAAGAAGAAAGCAATGGTTCCGATACTTGTCAATATTCCGAAAAACCCATCATTATTCCGAAATATCAAGCTTTCTCGTGTCTCTTTAGGGAATAAAGTCAAACATATAATACAAAAAATAGTTGATATGATTGAAAATCCAAGTTTGTATTCAGGTAACATATCAAACCTCCTTATTGTTTTTTACTTTTTGCAAAGCGTTCCAGGACTGCTATAACTGCCATTACTAAACAAATACCTCCAAGGATTGTAAATGCAAGGATCATTTTTATTCCTCCTTTCCCTTTTTTCCAACTGCATTCTTTAGTGTAATGAGTGTTTGCAAATTGCGGATATAATCCGTATCAGTCCCCTCTTTACTATACAAAATATCATTAAATTTGCGCTCACAAAAAACTTTTGTTGCTTCTAATTCTTTATCTGTAATCATAGCTCCTCCTTATTTGGATTCATTTTTATTTCTCCTTTTTATATTTCATCAAAAGCATAATAAAGTTTACCATTTTTTTCTATCCAATCTGCAGAAGTCATGATATATTCTCTATAGTTTGTTTCATACATACTATCAACATCAATAACCATAAGAACAGAGTCATCTAAATGCTTTGTCATTTCTCTAAACTTCCCTAGGGTTAGGCTTTCTTTGCCATTATGATCTTTTTTCATTATCTAGATACAACCCCCTTATTTTGCCATCTTTAATATTATTCGATTGTTTGTTTTAACATCAGCCCAACTATGAGGTTCTTGAGCTATCCGCCAGAAGTACCCCAGGAAAAGCCCGAAGATTATGCCGAGAATGAAAAGCATGGCCTTGGTTTGAATACTCCCTTTTTCTCTATCGTCTGTTATTTTCATCCTTCCATTTCCTCTCGTCATCTTTTATCAATTCTAAGACATCACTAATAATATAACAAGTTCCGCTTATTTGATGCCTAGTCTTATACTCCTTATCTTCAAAACTATC